CTATGTCCTTGTCCGATACCATTATCGGCACCGGATGTTTGGCGCGCGATAGCATTTCAAATATCGGAACTGACATTATATTTTTGTCGAATACCGGTGTCAGGTCTTTGCTTCGGACTGTCAGCGAAAAATCGTTGCCGTTTCGTGATCTGTCCAAAAATGTCCGTAATGATTTGATGACCACCGTAGCCAGCGAATCCGCTGATGGGTCGTCGGTAAAAGCAGCGTTTTCAGAACGCAATGCTTTCTATCTGCTGGTGCTTCAAAATTCCAAGCAAGTATATTGTTTTGATACGCGAGGACAGCTTGAGGACGGTTCTTCTCGCGTCACCACTTGGGATTCAATAGAGCCTACAGCATTGCTGGCACGTAGAAACAGTGATTTGTTAATAGGAAAAACCGGGTATATCGCTCAATATACGGGGTATCAAGATAATACTTCATCGTATCGGATGCAGTATTATACCAATCATGCGGATTTGGGGAATCAATCGCAAACCTCGATCCTAAAGCGTTTGTCTATTGTTGTTGTCGGCGGGTCTAATCAGTATGTGACATTTAAGTGGGCGTTTGATTTTTCGTCAAATTACCTGTCTACCGATGCGTATATTCCCGCGCAAGGTGAAAGTTATTACAACATTGGGTCATACGATAATTCTGCCGGCCAAACCATTACGGTAAGTATCGCCAGCCCCGCGGTTATCACGGCCACTGACGGGTCGTATTTTCTGACCGGCACACTGTCAACAGATAAAGTTCGCCTTACCACAACGGGCGCATTGCCGACTGGTTTGGCTACCGGCACCGATTACTACATTATTAACGCCGCTAGCCCCGGCTCTACAACCTGCAACTTGTCGTCTACTTTGGGCGGCTCGGCCATTAACACCAGCGGAACGCAATCTGGCACGCATACGCTTACCCATACGTCGCCGTCGGTGGCTACTGAGTATTCTGACGGTGTGGCTTTGCAAACGCTTACTGTTAGCGCAAGTGGATCGGGAAAAATTGTGCAAACTGGTTACGAAGCCAGCATAAACGGATCGCAGCTCTCTATCCAAAAGATTGAAATTCAAGCCAAAGATGGCAAGTATCTGTAGAGGTTAAAAATGTCCAACTATACCAAAGCCACTAATTTCGCTACTAAAGACAATCTTTCTAGCGGTAATCCGCTAAAAATTGTCAAAGGCACCGAAATAAATACGGAATTTGATGCTATTTCTGTGGCTATCGCCACGAAAGCCGATACGGCATCGCCGTCATTTACTGGCACGCCGAGTTTACCGACCGGCGCTACCGGAGTTACGCAAACGGCCGGCACCAATAACACCGCTTTGGCTACGACGGCATTTGTGCAAGCCGCAATGGCAGCATTGCATCCCGTAGGTTCTATCTATATCAATGCGACCAATAGCACTAATCCTGGCACACTATTAGGGTTCGGCACTTGGACGGCATTTGGCGCGGGGCGCGTGCCGGTTGGTTTTGACTCTACCAATGCGCTTTTTGATGCCGCTGAAGAAACGGGTGGTTCGGCAGATGCAATTACCGTAAGCCATACCCACACCGCTACCACTACCGCAACAGACTCCGGCCACTATCATACCGCCAATGGCACACCTAATGGAACGGGGGGAACTGTAGCTTTGGCGAATACGCCTTCAGGAACTGGATCATATCAAACAGCTTCTTCACAAGCTAACATTACGGCGTCCACTACGATTGCCAGCACTGGCTCGTCTGGCACCAATGCGAACTATCAACCGTATATCACGGTGTATATGTGGAAACGCACAGCGTAAAACTGCCGGTATTGGCCGACGAGTGTTTTACGGTTTATGTTGAGCACACTGGAAAGAATACCTTTGTGCATATGGATGTATCGAAATGGAACAAAAGCATAAAGAAACGGTTTGCCGAGTCGTGGTTTTCATGGGCTGAAAAGCAAATAGTGACGCTATATGCAATGCCGTTTATAGACGATAAGAAAATGGATAAATGGGTTAAATTTTGTGGTTTTGATCTACTAGAACATCATGCCTGCACAGACGGTATGACACGCAAGCTATACGTTTGGAGAAACAATCATGGGTGATCTTGTATCTGGCGTTTTGGGCTTTTTTGGCGCTCAAAACCAAGCTGACGCACAACGCGAAGCGGCGCAAACCGCGGCCAACGCGCAACTACAAGCGGCGCAATTAGCCGCCCAGGAAGCGCGGTTTCGGCCTGTCGGCGTCACTACGCGATTTGGGCAATCGCAATTTACCTACGGACCGGATGGCCGCGTAAGTGGTGCTGGATATACGCTATCCCCAGAGCTAAAAGCCCTACAGGACCGCGTGATGGGGCTAACCGGTCAAGGATTGACCGAAGCCGAGGCCGCACAAGGTCGCTACGCGCCTTTGACCGGCGCGGCGCAAGGACTGTTTAATCTTGGCGCGGGCTATTTGGCTCAAACGCCAGAACAAGCCGCAGCGCAGTATATGCAGCGCCAACAAGCTCTTTTGGCGCCGTCACGCGAGCGTCAATACGCGCAATTACAAAATCAACTGTTTCAAACTGGTCGAGGCGGTTTGGCAGTAGGTGCGACGGGTGAACGACCGGGGGGTGGTGCTGGCTTGGCGGCGGCTAACCCTGAAATGGAAGCCTATTACAATGCGCTGGCGCAACAGGACGCGCAACTGGCGGCGCAGGCGCAACAGGCGGGACAACAGCAAACGGCTTTTGGCGCGGGGCTATTTGGCACTGGTGCTGGATTGTTGGGGCAATACACAAGCGGTTTGACCGGCGCGTATTCACCGTTCCAAACGGGTCTTGGCACCGCGCAAAACATCGAGCAGCTCGGACAAACGCCGTTGGATATCGGTATGGCGATCGGCGGAAGGGGAAGCCCTCAAGCGGCTGAATCTCTGCTTAGAGGCGGTTTAGAATCTGCTAGAACAACGCTTAGTGCTGCCGGAGTAAGCCCGGCGGCGGGATTGTTCGCCAATATCGGCAGTTCTGTCGAAAAAAAGCTGCCCTCGCTAACTGATCTGTATAAGCAATACCAACAAGGGCAAACGGTGCAGCAATATGGCGCGGAAAATGTTTACGGTCCAGGTGGTAGCGGGCAAATTCCGACAAGCGTAATTTGGGAATAGGGGTAAATCATGGCTGAAAGCGCAATCGCCGGATTGTTTCAAACGCCGGAAATGTATCAACAACTCCGCGAGCAGCAGGCGCGGCAACAGGCAATGGAATACGCGCAATTGACGCCGCAACAGCGCGTGATGTTTAGCGCCGCGCAGGCCGGTCAGCAGATCGGTCGCGGTCTTGGGCAACTGTTTGGAGTCGAGGACCCGCAACTGAAGATGATCGCACAGCAACAGTCTATTCTGAGCCAAGTCGATCCTAATAGCCCAGAATCTATTGCCCGCGGCGCTCAAATGGCCGCACAAATGGGCAATAATAATCTAGCTGCCGCACTTGCCGCCAGAGCGCGAGAAGCCGCTGCGCAAATGGCATTGGTAGCACAAAGAACTGAAGAAAAGAAAACGCCGGAACAGCGTAATGCCGAGGCAATGGCGGCGCTACAACAGCGAATAGACCAAATTAACGCGTTGCCGGAGGATACGCCGGGGCGCGCAGCAGCATTGAAATCGTTTACCAATCAACTTGCGACTTTGCAAGGGCTGACGGCTAAACCTATTCCGCAAAACGAAAAGATACGATTAGCTGAAGAAGCCGCAGGGTTGACGGGTTTTCCTAAAGGTTCACCGGAATGGAATACCGCATACGCAACTGCTTTTAATCGTTTAGCATTTCCAGATGATAAATCCGCGCGATTTGGCGTAGAACGCGAAGCAATTGCTAAAGAATTGTATTCCAAATCTTTTGCAGATTTGACGCCTGCGGAAGCCGCCGTCGTAAACAAACGCGCGGAAGCATCGGCAGCTAGTAGAACGCCTAAAGTGGAATTAAATATACCCGGCATAAAAGACGTTAAAGACGTTCCTAGCTTGCGATCCGCTATTATTGCCACGGTTAAACCGTTTAGAGATATTGTTAATACCACCGATCAAGCAATACAGGCGGTAGATGATTCCATAAAGGAAGGAAACTACATATCTTTTAACGCGGCGCGGTCACAATTGGCAAAAGCATTGTCGGGGAGTGACGTTAGTTACAGAGAAATAAAAGGCGCTGGCGGTGATCCGTCGATTCTTGGAAATCTGTTAGATGTAACTTCTACGGCATTTACCGGGACACCTACGTTAGACACTCAAGCTAAAATTAAAAAGACTTTGCAAGCCATGCGTTCGGTAGCCCTGAAAAAAGGAACCGCAGAGATAGAGGCGCAACGTAAGGTGGCTGAACGATCTGGATTTAAGCCGGAAGATTTTGCGTTAGCGTCTAATATTCCAGAATTTAGCCAGCAGGCTCCTAGCGCCGGTAAGACTAGAGTTTTGTCTAGCGGTAAAGTTGTAAAAATAGTATCGGAGTGAGGCAATACCTATGCCGACATACGAAATTGACGGGAAAAAATACTCATCTGATACGCCGCTATCGGATGCGGAACTAGAAGAATTAAGCAGCGGCACGCAAAAAGCAGTGCCGTCTACGGGCGCCGTAATTGCTGAAGCGTTACGTAAAGGTATTACTAATATACCGACGTATCTCAGCGGTATATTGACAGGCTATGGCGCTGCTGCTGCGCCTCAATACGGCGGGCGACCTACTGACGTTATTAAGGCGATGGAGCGCGGGACCGCCGCTGTTCGAGAACCTGCTATGCGGCTACTTGGCGGAACTGGCGCAGAACCCGCAACAACCGGCCAGCGCATTATTGCGGGCGGTGCTGAAGCGGTGACTGATCCTATGTCGTATATGTTTGGCCCTTTGGCCCAAACAAAGCGTTTAGGACTGTTTGGGCAAACAGTAATGCGTCCAACTGAACAGGCCGTAATCGGCGCGGGAGCTACTGGAGGAGGCGTGGCCGGAGAATACGCCGGCGAAAAAATGGGCGCGCCGACGTTGGGTGCGGTAGCCGGTAGTTTGTTTGGCGGCGCTGGCGCCGCCGCAGGCTTAGGTGGGGCTATGCGATCAACCGCATTGTCTGGAAAAGCCTTTGACGCGTCAAAAAAACTTGTTGATAGACTGCGCGGTGGTGCGCCAGAAGATGAACTACTCCGCGACGTAGACAATAGAATCAATAATGTCTTTACGGCCGCCGGCGCGGCAGACCCTAATTTTATGAAGGCGCTGGAGGAAGCCGCTGCTGCACAAAAAAGCATATCTTTGCGAGCGCCTGGTGGCGCGGCCGTCAATATGCCTATTAGCGCATTGTTAGCTGATAACCCGGTTATAAATACGTTTATTCAGAATCTATCGTCCCGTGATCCTGTGTTTCGCGCTCAATACGGAGCGCAATACGAAAATGCTAAACAAGCATTGATTACCAATCAAATGCGACTTTTTGGCGATCCGTCAAAAGTTAGCGTTAATGTCAAACCCGTAGATATACCTAAAGCACAAGCTAAAAAGATAAAGTCTATTGACGAAGAAATTGCAGATTTGTCGCGCAACCAAGAACTTGACCCTACCGCATTTGGGGAACGTATATCTGCATTGTTGGCTAAAAAAGAAGATGAGGCACGCAAATCTGTAACCCCGTTGTATACAGAGGCGTTTGATATTGCTAAAACCAAAGGTGTAGAATTGCCCGCGGCATCAGTTGACGATATCTATAATTTTGTAGCCGGCACGCAGGCATCCGATATTTTTAAAACTTTTCCGTCGATCTATAACCGAGTTCGGTCAAAGTTTCGGCCAGAAACAACAGAACCAAGTCTAATATTGACTGCGGAAGGAAAGCCCGTAGTAGAAGGAGGTATGGCGTTTTCAGCAGCTACGGTAGAAGATTTGGATTCTCTTAAACGAGAAATTAACCGTCAATTGCGTAAAACTACTGAACCGGCCGATATTCGGTTGCTTACAGAACTTAAGCAGCGCGTAGGAGGCCATATCAACAATTTAGACCCTGAATTTGTGGCAGCGTATAAAAACGCGGATAACACTTATCTGCGAAAAGTAGGCTTACCGTTTAACGCGGATACGCTTAAACTAATT